AAAGAACCCGAAGTGGAGCAATAGACCTCTTCGACTTGCCCGCTAGCAATGTTCGGCATCAATAGCCCCTTTCGATTTCATAGCCGCGCCCTGAACTCAGTTCGTGCGGGCAGTCAATGGGTTCACTGTTCGTGCGCTTGATAACGCGGACAGCAGAATTGCGCCGCGTCACAAGCTCAGGCGGCGGAGAGATTGAATAGGCAGAACACAGCGCCACCGCAATTTCGAGGGTAAGCGCGTCGTCATATCCTTCCGGCAGGTCAACATCGGCCACCAGATCAGGGAATGAGGTCGCCAAAACCTGGCAGTCAATCTCAAGCGCTCCAGACGTTGCGCGGGGGTAGACATACAACACCCCATCAGGCACCGACGATGAATACCAAACGTCAGAAACAACGCCGCCCACCACATCCTTAACGCCGATGGCATCCCATGCGGTGCGGCCCAAGACGTTGACTGAGGATTCAATGCCGGCGATGGTTGCCCGCGCCGCATTCACCTTGACCGGCCTGGCCGACACAACATCGCCAGTCGGGCCGATGGAATATGAGGCAGAACCGTCCAGCGGGATTGAAACGGTTGTCAGCACGCTGAACGAAAGCCGCTGATGCGCCCACCGCCCGAGCGTGCGGTTAAGCATGCGCAAGGCGATGGCCGATTCCTCTGCCGGGATGGCCTGGCCGACTTCCTTGACGCCAATTTCCGTCAGGGCGTCGGCAATGATCGTGTTTGCTGTGGTCATATCTTTTTGATGGGCTCAAGCTAAGCCCATGAAAAAGGCCCCCGAAGGGGCCAAGGCTTGACGCCAGGAGGAGAGCCGATCAGCCGTCGTTGTGCACGCGGGTCGCCAGTTGGGGCCGAATGGCCTTGTAGCCATACAGCACATCCAGGCGGCACGGGAACGAGCGGTCCGAGATGTTGAAGTCGCGCACCATGCTGATGCTGATGCCGTCGTACACCTCGCGGCGAGCCCAGTCGGTGCCCTCGGGCAAAGGCAGGTCAGCGGTCACGAAGGCGAAGGCGTCACGGTGGTAGGCCAGCGACTGCACCAGGGTCTCGTTCGCACCCGCGCCGATCTTGTTGATCGGGGCGTTGTCGGCGGGCGAGCCGGTCACGTTCTGACGGCCGCCGCTGGTCACAATCGCCGGGCTGATCGCCAGGGAAGTGGCCGAGGTGCCGGCATCGGCGGTCAGCACGAACTGTTGCAGTTCGCCGGTGTTCGCCTTGGTCTCCGGATGCACGCGGAACACGTTGGCGATGGTGATGACATCGCCGGCCTTGAACGTGGTGGTGCCGGTATCGACAACCAGCGTCGAGCCGGTTTGCGTCGCGCCGTTCACCAGGTAGCCGGTGGCGCCCTTCACTGCGGAGCCGGTGGTGTGCGGCAGCAACAGGGTGTTCTCGAACACATCGAAGCCCGAGGTCGTGCCGATCTTGCCCTCGCGGTACTGCTTGCTGATGTTGTCCGATGCCTGAAACAAGCCCTTGGTGTCCTGACGGAAGCGGTTGGCGTGGTCAGGGGTCATCAGCATCGTGCGCTGACCCAGCGGCGCAAGCTGCTTGGTCAGGGCCGTGGTGGCGTTGCTCACGGAGTTGAAGCCGAAAGCTGCCGCGTCACCGTCGATCAGCGAGTAAACATCGCGGTACATGTTCAGCGCGTCGGCTTCGATGTTGGCCGCCAGCACCGACATAGCCGGCTCGATGATGCGTTGCGAGAAGTCCTCCAGCGACAGAGCAAGCTCCAGGCTGGTGAAGTTCATGTCAACGCCCTTGACGGTGGACACAACCAGATCCACGCTGGTTTCCTGCGTGTCCTGGGCGCTCATCGTCAGGCCGGAGCGAACGGTGTACTCGTTCGGCAGACGGACCTTCAGGGTGGGGCCGAACTTGCCTTTCACAGCGGCGCCGCCGTTGCGATAGGTGTCGTCGTACTGGCGGTTCACGCTGCCGACAAAGTTCAGCTTCTGGTGCAGGATGCGAGCGGCCTCGCGGGTCACTGCGGTGGGGGTCAAAAGGGTATTGGCCATGATTGAAGTTCCTTACTTGATGGTGTTTCGGCGCCGCATCCATTCATCGAGCGGCAGTTCATCGGAGAGCCCGCCCGTGTCCCGACTTGCGTTTTTCGTCGGGGAAATCGGGCGCGGTGCTGCTGAGGCTTTGGGCTCTTTCGGCTTGCTCAGGTCCGCTTCGATGCGGGCAACCAAGCGAGCCGCCTGAGCGGCGGATTTGCCGTGCAGTTGCGATGCAAGGTCAGGGTTCTGGCCCAGGTAGTGCAGGACGGCGGCCGGGTCATCAGCCGCTAGCACCGCCTCACCAACAGGCGTTGGGCGGGCATACGGTGAGCCAGGGGCCACGGGCACAACAAGCGGGCCGGCTTCTTCAGACACGATCTGAAGGGCCTTCCCGAACTCCTGAAAGCGCTTCTGTCCGTCCGCAACAAGCGTGTTTGATCGCTCGTTGAAGGCGTCGAAGTCCTTCAGTTGTCGCGCCACAGACAGCACATCCACTTGAGGCTGTTGCTGTTCCTGCGGTTGCTCGTACTGCGACAGGCGTTGCTGCATTTCCGCCAGTTGCCGGCGAGCCATGTCGGCTTCTGCCTGCGCCTGGTAGCGTGCAGCGGTCAAACGGTCAACGCGACGGGTCAAGCTCTTGACGGCCTTTTCACGAGGGTCTGCCTCGTTCTGGCTGTCTGCTTGTTCTGTCTCGTCTGCTTCCGGCGTTGCGACTTCCGGGTTTTCTGCAACAGGTTCAGCCGATGGGTTTTGAGTCTCTTCGACAGGTGAGACTGCGTTTTCCAGTTCCATGGGTTTCCGTGGAAGACATGGGCAAGCGGCCCAAGACGCAAAAAAGCCCGCTACGGTTTCCCGTGCGGGCTGTGGGGGTTGACTGTGGTCTTACTGGCTCAGGTCTTGAGCTACTGCCTGCGCAAGCATCGGCGGCGGCTGCATCTGAGACTTCAAAAGCTCGATAACGCCCTTCAGTTCCTCGCGGTCCTGTGCGGCCTCATCCTTCATCTTCTGGAGCATCAAGGCGGTTTCACGCTTGAGCATTTCAATCTGTGCGCCTGACTGCGCCTGTTGCAGCGCCTGCTGTAGCTGCTGAATCTGCTGCGATGCCTGTTGCAGCGCTTGCTGGGCTTCTGGCGGCATCTGTTGGCCTTCGCCTTCTGCGGCCCTGATCTGTGGCGGCAGCATGGCTTGGAGGCGCCTGCTGATCTTGTCGCCCTCTGGGAAGTTGCGCATCTTCACCCACACATCCCCAAGAATCGCCATCATCTGAGGATTGCCGTTGACAAGCTCTGAAAGCTCGGCGGCGGCCTCAGTCTGCCGGGTTGCGTAGGCTGGCCCAACAACTGCGCGGGCGTCGTATCGCCCGGCTTCAAAGTCGATCATGACTGACTTGCGGCCGGTCAGCGGGTCTTGCCGCTCTGCGTATGGCTTGCCCATGCCTGGCACAACGCGCACGAACTGGCTTTCGTCGTCTTCGCCCAGGATGCGAACAATCTGTTCTTGGTCATAGATGCGCGCCCACACTTGCGTCAGCACGCGGCCAAGGTGCCCAATCGACAAAGCCAAGTTGTCGATGTAATGGAACGTGCCGACCTCAGCCTTGTCCTGAAGCGCGAGAACCGCCCGCCCGCTTTGGTTGTTGGGGTTGTTGCCAACCGAGGCATTGAACATGCCCAGGCCGGCTTGAATGTCTTGCTTCGACCGCTCAGACAAGGCCACCCAGCCAGGAGCAACGCCAGCCGGCTGGATGCGCTGCGGCTGGGCAATCGGGTTGCCTTGATCGTCCAGCGAGTTGTAAGGCAGAACGGCAAGATTGCCGTGGTTCGCCCGGCGCCACAGGTTCTCGTGCCCTTCGATGGCCTCAACAGGCGCCAGCCAAGGTGACTTAGGCCCGATGGCTACAGCCTCAATCTCGCTGTTGCGCTCGAAGTTGTAGGAGATTTGCGCGTCTCGAATCAGCCGCACGCCACCAGACAGCCGGCGTTTGCCTTCTTCCCACGATTCATTGCCAAGCACCGGGAAGATGGGCACGAACTCGGCGGGGAACTCGCTTTGCTCTAGAACGTCCTCGCCGCTGAGCTTGTAGACCTCGCAAACAACGCGGGTCTTTGGCTCAGCACGCATGCCAGCAGCAAGCGACGGGTCAAGCTGGTAGGCCGCCCAATACTCGTCTTCCGTGAACTCCTGGCCGCCCGCATAGATGGTGTTGGCCGACACCTTGCACAAGCGGTAGTAGTCCACCACCCTGACATGCCGGTCAGAGAACCAGCCCTCGTTATCGAAGTCCACGGCCGTTGACTTGGGCCAGCGCTTCTTGAATGCCTCGCGGGTCAATGCCTCTTCAGCGAAGCACCAGCCCATGTCCGAGCCGTCAGGCTCTACAAAGTCAGGATCAGGCAGGATCGTCTCGGGATCGACAACACGAACGATCCGCGCCCGCTGCTGGCCCTGGACCTCGGCGCCTTCGACTTCCTCAGTGATGAGCCGGAAATACCCCAGGCCGCCCCGCGTGGAATGGTCCAAGCTGGTGATGTAAGCAACATCGGCCTTGCTTTCGTACTCCACCTGACGCGCCAAGCCCATCAGGATTTCAGCAAGTTTCGGGTCCGACTCATCATCGACCGGCAGAAACTTGAGCGCCGGCTTGTTCCTGCGGGCCTGGTTGACCACCTGGCGCACAAACTGGTTTGTCTGGTCAAACGTCAGGCAGGGGCGCGGGCCGCCTTCCGACATTTCCCGCTCTTTGCGCACCTTCTCGGGCCACTGTTCAGGCCCCGTAGGGTCAGAGAAGCGCAAGTCCTCACGCATCTGAGCGTAGATAGGCGCCCAGGCGTCACGGGCTACCTTGTAGCGGTCCCGCGCTTCCTGAACGATCTTGTCACGCTTTTTCATAGTGAGAGAAACCCGTCCCGCCCGCCATACAGCGAGCTAGATAGATCGACCTTTGCCTTTCTGTCTGTGTTTTTCAGTTGGTCAGCGACCAACGCCAAATAGCGGAATGCGTCAGCGCCGTGGCTGAACTGGTCATGCAGGGGGGCGCCAGCTTCGCCCGTGCGCTGGCCGATGTTGCGGCGGTAGCGCTTCAGGCATTCAACCAGGCGGCTTGCCTTTTCCTTGTCAAACCAGATGCGCTCGAACACTTCGCGGGCCGCTTTAATCCCGCCTTCAATGTCCATGTTTGGAATTGCCGAAACATTCCGGCCCATGGCCCTTAGCATTTCGTCGGCGCTCTTGCCGGTCTTGTAGTCCCGGGCAAAGCCGTCATGCGGAATCCAGTCCGTGCCCCAGTTGTAGGGCTTGGCCTTGAGCATGTCCACATAGTCTGACAGCTTCTTGTGGCTGTCTTCGATGTAGTCAACCACCCGAATCTCTGAGGCCGACCGCTGCACCATGATGATGGACATGGAATCATTCCACCCCAAGTCCCAAACCGCATGGGTTCTGAGCAGCTTGTCGGCATCAACGCGGCAGATGCGCCCCTCGTCGTCGGCCTTTGCCACCTCATCAAAGTAGATGGCGCCATCAACTGCCGGCATGCACTTGCCTTCCCATATGTGCCGGTACTTCTCCGGCTTCATCTTGCGCTTTGCGTCCTGGCGCTCGCTCTCAAGCACTTCAGGAAACCACGGGTTGTCCGTGTAGTTCATCTCGACCACCATCGCATCGGGTGGCGGCGCGGAAATGAACCGCGTGTAAGTCTCGTCCGTCTCTAGCTGCGGGTTTAGCGTGATCCAGATTTC